GCTGTTGAGGGGTGCATGAAATGGCAGGCAGAGGGATTAGATGAGCCTGAATGCGTGCTTGAGGCTACAAAAGAATACAAAAAGGAAATGGACCTGATAGCTGGCTTTGTAGAGCAGTGCATAATAGTGGATTATTCTGCAGGCAATATTATGGCATCGGATCTGTTTGGAGTATACAGCAAGTGGGCAAAACAGAATAACGAATGGGAAATGTCAAGCAAAAAGTTTTTTACCGAGGTGGCTAAAAAACTGCCGGATAAGTACCGCACCAGCAAGGGTACGTTTTATGGAAAAATACGGCTTACCGAGTATGCACAGGGGCTTGTGGGTAAGCAGTACAATGCGGATGATTTTACTTAAAGTAACGATTTTAATGGAAAGGGGATAAGAAATGACAAGGCTTGAAGAGAATAAAATGTTAATTGAAGAAATGACGGGAAGAGCAGAAACAGGAACGTATGAAGAAATGGTGGTATTTCAGCTTGCTGTGATTGCTACAATGCTTGCAGATATATCCAAAAGCCTTGCAATATTTGCTGATAGCGTATCAAAGAAAGAGGGTGAGTAAATGAAATTGCTTATAGATATACCACAAGAAACATACGATGCGATTATGGCAAGAGATTGGAAAAATGCAGGATGGTTATTTAGTAAGGAACTAAAAGCTATACACGATGGGAAAGTTGTTGAGGCAGAGCAGAGGACAGGGCATTGGATATTTCATGAATCATTTGATAATGGGCATAAAAATTGCAATGAATGTATCGAATGCAGTCAATGTCATATTTGGTTAGGTCATGATTGTTATGCTAAAACGCCATATTGCCCTAATTGCGGAGCAAAAATGAAAGAGGGTGATTGAATGACATACAAGGAAAGACAAAGCTGTATAAACACAATCAACACATTAAGAAGGCTTGCGCTGAATATACATGGTGTTATTGATGTGGTTGACAATGAAAACTGTGACAGGCTTATATCATTGCTTAACGGGGGTATAGATAAATTATACATGGCACATTACAGACAGGGATTGAAAGATGCAGTTGAAAAGCCCGAAGCGGTATTTGATCCTGATTGAAAACACAATAAAACGCTGAAAGAGGGTAATTGAATGACAAGAGAAGAAGCAATATCACTTATAAAATCAGCACAACTTATGTTGATAAATCCGACAACTAATGAGCCTGTATCGGACTTATATGCGGCACTTGATATGGCAATATCCGCACTTAAACAAGAGCCACCTACGTTTAATTGGGTACAAAATCGTGTTGATTTAGCAAAAGCCGAAATACACAATTCAATATATGCACCATTCTGCACCAGAGATGAAGCAATAGGTTTAGGGATAGCACTTAATGTTATAGACAAATATTTCACAAAGGAATGAAATACAATAAAACGCTGATTTTAAGCGGAAAGGGAGTGAGTAAATGACAAAGAATGAAGCTATAAAAATTATGCAAAACGAGCAACCTCGGTATAAAAATCCTACATATTTTTCTGAGTCTGACAGATACGAAGCATACCATATGGCGATTGAAGCACTAAAGGACAGACCGACAGGGTGGATTCCTGTTAGTGAGAGGTTGCCAGAAGAGTCACTTAATAGTGTTATAGGGTGGGATACATATAGAGAAAGATGCGTATTTGTTCAATACATAGACGGACACTTTCAAATAACGGGCAGTAATGAAAGTTTCAATATAGTTGCATGGATGCCTTTACCTTTACCATACGAGGCAGAAAGTGAGGATAACAGATGACACTATGTTGTGATTGCAAGTATTGTAAAACCGTATCTGTTGGTTATGTATCTTCTCGTTCATGGTGTAAAATCTTGCCAAAAGCAGTAAGGGGAGTGCAATTATGGAGAAAGGAAGTTCATCCAAAATGTCCATTAAAAGAGAATAAAGCGGAAAGGAGTGACATAGAATGACCAAAGAAGAATGCGTTAATAATCTTAGAGAAATTGTATCAGATATGCCATCGGATGAATGTGCTGATTGGATAGAAGCCGTTTTAACTGCAATTGAGGCACTACAACAAGAGCCTTGCGAGGAATATATCAGCAGAAATGCAATAATTGAGTATTTACAAAGAATATTGTCGGCATCAGATATTAACAGTAAATACAATGAGGGATTTGCAAGTGGATTAGAATTTTGTATATCAAATTTGACTACTATGCCATCCGTTCAGCCGAAGCAAAAGACAGGGCATTGGATTCCTGTTAGTGAGAGTTTGCCTAAAGAATACGGCGAATATATATGCACTATGAGCAATGGCGATGTCCAAGAATGTGGATTCGTTCCAAGCGGCGAAAAGGGACTTATAACAGGATGGTCAACGTGTGAAGCAGACGGATTTAAAAAGTTGGATTATCAAGACGTTATAGCATGGATGCCTTTACCCGAACCGTATAAGGAAAAAATGCAATAAAACGTAGAATCATTTGAAAGGGGAATATATGAGTCACGAAGAGTTAAGAGAACTGACAATGGAGACATTTCACAAGATTTACGATAAGGGCTACGAAGAAGGACGGGAAGCCGGATATGCTGCAAGGATCGAGGATGAAGAGAAAATGATGAGAAAAGGACATTTGAGAGTATGCGGCATCGAAGATAACGAAGGTGAGTACACAATGAGACATATTGATTGTCCGCTTTGTCAGAGACGGTTAGCTGTAAGGATTAAGGCAGATGAAAGGATCGAAGGCGTAGCGATAGACAGAAAGAAGGAAGATTTAGATGTTTGAACATATAGAAGCAGAGGAAAGCCTTATATCCTGCTTGATGATGCGAGGCGATGCTTTAGAGGATATATACGGAGTGCTTTCTGCGGAGATGTTTGAAAGCGGAACGCTGGGACGGGCGTTCATGGAATACTCAAAAGCCTTTGATGAGAAGCGCGAGTTAACGATAGAAGAGTTGATGCAGCGAATGTCGGCGGCAGGCTTTGAGGATTACGAGATAAACGATGCAATAGCAAGATGCGCAGGAAAGAGCGCAATGGCATATCAGATAAAGAGCTATGCGAACGTTATACAGAACCATTATAAGAAGCGGCAAATAGATAAGATACTCGGAAGTCTGGACATAAAAGATGCTGATGTAGATGAACAGATAGACAAGATTGTGTCTGAACTGGACGGTGTGCGTGGCGGTCGGGAGAGCAAAGGAAAGACGGTAGCCGAGATCACAAAAGAATACAAGGACATATATTTCCATGATACCGAAGACAAACTGATAGTTTTGGATGATGAAAGCATAGACAATCTTACGGGTGGTTTTCAAGGTGGTGACATAGTTTTGTTAGGAGCAAGGCCGGGATGTGGGAAATCGGCATTAGCGACACAATGGGCTGATTATTTAGCATCAACAGGAATAAAGGTTGGCTATTACAATCTTGAAATGCAGGAAAGAGCTTGCTTTGAGAGGTTTATTGCGTCGAAGTCTGGAATAGAGACAACGAGAGTCAGGCTTGCAAAGCGTTTCTTGAATGACGAAGAGGCAAGATATAACAAGGCTGTTGCTGAATTGGAGAAGCAAGAAAATCTCATCTTATTTACGGGAGCAAAAAAGGTATCTGACATAAGGAATGATGCAAGAGAGTATAAGTTTGGGATCATTATTATTGACTATCTGCAACTTATAATAGCTGATAACCGTTATCAGGGAAACAGAACCGCAGAAGTCGGCGAGGTGAGCAGACAGCTTAAACAGATTGCCATGGACTACGATATCCCGTTGATTTGTTTGACGCAGTTGAATCGTGCTTCGGAAGGAAGACAGGGTAAAGAACCACTACTATCCGACCTTCGAGAGAGTGGAAGTTTGGAACAGGATGCAAGTATAGTATTCCTTTTGTGGTCATGTAACGAAGAGGATAGATCAGAGAAAAAGCTGAAAGTTGAAAAATCCCGTAACGGCAAGACAGGAGTAGTGAATATGACTTTTGATGGTTCACACATGAGGTTTATATCAGAGAGCAAGGAAACACCGTTCGATTAAGATATGAGGAAAGAGATACAAAAAGACAGCGAAGAATGGAAAGCGTTTCGTGAAGCGTGGGACTATTTTCAGGACTACGCAATTCCCGAAGAGAGAGACGAGTATTGGGAAGCTGTCGTTAACACAATGGGTGAAATAGAACGAAAGTATAAAACACCATTGGCCAAATGGTTGGCCTATGGAGTAGCAAAAGCATTAAACGAAATAGCGAAAGGAGATAAGTGACAGAGTATCAGTACAGAATAAGCATGGGCTTATGCAGGTGTGGTGAAAGGGTAGCACCGGGAAAGACGTTGTGCTACAAGTGTGCGCAGAATAATGCGGCGCAGGCGAAGATCAGGGCGCAGAACCGAACGCCGGAAGAGAAAGCGAAGAGGGCGGCATACATGAGGGAGTATATGAAAGACCCCGAACATAAGAGACGGGCAAAGTATTACCAAAGAAGATATCACATGATAGAGACATATGAAGAGGGTTATCCATGGGAGAGAAGATGAGCAGATTAAATGACATAGTGAATGAGGACGCGGAAGTCTTCAAAGACGGTTTAGTGAAACAGGACAAGATTATAGCACTAAAGTTAGCGCAGATATCGGCAACATTGGCATTGATATACGACTTGGAATGTAAGCGTTATCACTCGGAGATACGGGATGATGGAAGGTAAATTCTTCTGTGATCCGATACCGAGTGAAACCAGAGCCGAGGCTCACGAAACTGTAGACAAGCAGAAGAGATATCGCCAGATAATAGAATGTCTGGCAGGGTCAGATGGAATGACCGCAAAAGAGATAGCGGTGGCAATGATGCGGAAGGGATATATCCCCACAAGCGAACGCAATTTTGCAAGCCCGCGCCTGACAGAGATGTTAAAGAACGGAGTAGTAGATATTGTAGGAAAGAAGAAATGTAAATATACAGGCAAGACCGTAAGCGTATACGTCCTGTGGGAAGGTGGTGCAGATGCGGAGAATGGATGATTATTGCGTGGGCTGTCCGCAGGGCTGCATCCATTGTGGAAGAAAGCACGTCAGCCACTATGTATGCGATGGACATAACTGTGATGCGGATACGATAGACGGTGTGACAAGGCTGTATGAAGACGGGGATAAGCACTATTGCCTTAAATGTCTGATAGAGAATTATAAGAACGACTTTATGGAATGTATGATCGACGAACACGGCGAAGAGTGGGCATCGGAAAATTTTGCAGAGGTCGATGGATGAATATAATAACTTGCCCGGTATGCGGTGCTAAGTATTGGTGGAATCGCAGGGATCGGCTAAAGTTTGATGCTGGTTATGACGTTCCTGTAGATTGTGCTTGCGGAATACGGTATCACATCGGGCATGGCTTAAGTGAAACAATAATACTAAAGGTGGGGAAAGAGGATGGAGACATACAATTCAAACGAAAACTTCAAAGATTTTGTAGACAAATACTGCACAAAGCACAAGGTATCTGTAGAGGAAGCACTTAAGCATTATATAGTGAGGGAAGTAGAGAAGCAGTATAAGGAGAAGCGATGAAAGGAAAATTTCACAATCATAACAAGGGACTGATACAGCAGCGGGAAAGACAGCTTATAAATAGACTCTGCGTGGATCAAGTTCCGAATATATATGCAGCTCTGATATTGGCGATGTATGATGAACTAAAACTTGAACCTGACGACATAGAACGATGCGTTTTAAGAAGCCAGCAGATATGGGATGAGTACAGTCGTAATGGATGGAATATAAAGAAAAGCGCAGAAGAGTGTACCGGGATCAATGTAGAACACTTTAAGAGTACGGGAAACATAGTGTGAGGTGGCGAATGACGAATGAAGAAGCAAAGAAAGTTCTTGACGCTATGTATGGGGATTGGCGTACAGATGAAGAACGAGAAGCGTTAGAAGTAGCCATAAGTCTGATAGTCGGAATAGAGGATATAAAGGCAGAGATAGAAACCGAAATCCAAGATTGCACAGCACAATGGCATGATGCGTGGTGGAATGGCAGAAAAGACGGGTTAAGAGACGCACTTGAAATCGTGGACAAATATATAAGCGGAAAGGAGAACGGGTGAGGACATATAGATACACTAATGATATAGGGGTACAGAAACAGTTACACGTTGGGGATAAAGGGGAAGACGGTAAATATCCTACTTGGCTGTTTAATGTAAGAGAAGGGATGCCATGTGAATGTTGCGGAGTAAAGTTCTCTTCGGATGAAGAATTAGAAAAGTATATCGAACACTACAATGCAGAAATGATAAAGG